GTGCCACCAGTACCCCCAGCACCTCCTGTACCTCCAGTACCACCAGTACCACCAGTTACTCCTGAAGTACCAGAACTCCCTGAAGTACCCGCGGCCCCAGTACCACCAGTACCTCCTGTACCTCCTGTTCCGCCAGTACCACCTTGACTACCTAAACTTCCAGTACCTCCTGTACCCCCAGTACCTCCTGTACCTCCAGTACCACCAGTTACTCCTGAAGTACCAGAACTACCTGAAGTACCAGAAGTGCCTGAAGTTCCTGAACTACCAGAGGTGCGCCCTCCCCCAAATATAAAACCCGCCCCAGTTATAGAGTCATAAATTTGTCCAGTAGTTAAACGAAGAGTATCTGAAAACTTTGAAGGACCTTGAGGTGTTATGGTCCTCATATTCACATTATAATCTACGTCGGAAAAAACTGGGAACTTAACATAAGGCTCAAACTCTGTAACCAAAAACCCAGACAAATTTTTAGCAACTAAAGTGCCCGTCACGCCACTTACAACAGAGAAATAATATGGATCATAACCCGCTACCCCCGCCGACGAACCTTGGTTGGAGCTTGGGATACCCCCTGTAAGAGCAGTGGCATATGTACCCGTATAAAGATATCCAGAATAATGTCCCCCTGCAGGATAAAAAGCGAAATCTCCTTCGTCTCCCCCTGCCGTAGGATTTCCTGACCACTGTATTCCCAAATAAATTTTATCCGACTCCGTAAACCCGGAAGCGATCGCTACTTGGTAAACCGCCTTTTGCCCCACTGCCTGTCCGGCTGGCAACCCTCTCGTCTCACCTAGAAGTAGCGTATGATCTCTCCACTTGATTCCTGTTCCCGTGGAAGGATCCGAGCCCGGGTCGACTTCTGTATAACACTCAAAAATCGGAACAGCGCTCTCACCACTATAAGCAACATCATTTAAAGTAGGGTTCAGCTGTAAAAACCTTCGATCTAGCCTTCCTGAGCCTGTGCCATGTATAAATCGACTTACTCCAGCTACGGTCGGCGTTGTCGTATAATAGGAATCAATGCTATTTACAAATTTTCCGCTTTCCTCCAAACGGACTTCATATTCCAATGGAAAAGGATAATTTTCCCGTTGGCATTTTATAATAGCCTCTGTTCGAACATACTCATTGAACAAATCCTGACTAGGAAACACCTTACCACTAATACCAGAAGGCTCCTCTTTGAATGAAAAAGGATCCAAATTCAGAGGCTTAATAGAGCTGGGGTACGAAAACCCACTTCCCGTGCCGAACTGATCTTCCGCAATAATCTTACAATAATAACCAGAGTCGGCAGGAAAAACCATATTAAGAGTGGCGTTTCCAGCCTTAGCAACATTTTGACCAAAATTAAAACGCTGACTATAATCGTACTGCCTAACACCAGAACCTGTAAAATCAACCCGAAAATCTTGAACCGAAGCTAAATATACCGTTACCGCCTTAATACCGGAAGCTTTTGTATAGGAAGGAGATAACTGCACTGTATTTCCCGCATAAGAAACGTTCAGTCCGGTAACATCAGGGCTAGGGCTCGTAAGCAAATACTCACCCGTCAAAGTGCGCCCATAATAATCGTTGGTCTCGGCCCGCAACCTAAAAGCTCGAGGGTTCATCCCCACTTCTCTTTCAATGGCGGCGAGATTTCCCGGCCTGTTGTGAGCATAAGTAAAAGTAGTATCTCCTATGGCCCCGTCAAAATACTCAACTATCGTGGAGGTAGGAAGCCTTAATGTATTTTTTTTGTAGCCGGTTGTTAGTTCCTTAATTAAGAAACCTGTCTCATCCAACAAATATAAATTAGTCCCCTTAAAAGCTTTAGACTGCATGAGGTCCACAGGGCTTAAACCAACATCTGTAGAGGGATTTAAAATATCCCACTCTATAACAGGATAAGGTGTAAAAAATTCGCCACTAGCGGCAATAGCGTCCCGAGAAATGCCGGACACTCCCGAAAATGGCGTTGCGCCCGGAACATAAGCAGTAGAGTCGGCAACCACATACGGGAGGGGCTCTAGATTAGGATAACCGCTAACCTCATTCGCAACCCGAAAACCAGAAATCTTAAAAGGAGCGTCATAGTTCTGAGGCTCAAAAGAAATATGTTCTGTAAATCTCTTTCTAGGAGTAGGCATAATTAATCTCCGGGTTCTCCTGTGACTTGCAATACATAATCAGCATTAAAGCGATAAATAGATAAAGAAAAATTCTCTAAGGAATCTACCGGACCCAAGAACGCCCTAAATGTAGTGGACTTGACGCCTTTTAAGGTTATTTGTCGGCTTTCTCCATTTGAATAAATATCCACCAAATACCCTCCGGTATTTTCGTGGGTGAAGGTCTGCGTTAATGTACTAAAATCTACCTCGACAGCTAGATCTCTAATTGATGTGCTATCTATGAATGAGGCATCATAAGTATATGCCCCTAAATTTTCAAACATCTTAACTATTGACACTCCGGTGCCTTCTAACGCTGCCGGTCTCTCCGAATCTACAATAATAGTAATTTCAGGCTTTGAAGCCTGTGTGGGTGTTAAATTCTTAGCTAAATCAATGGCATTAAATTTAGATCTATTATAAAGCAATGCAGTTACCTGATATTCGCCCTGAGTTTGCTCCACAACCGATAAAATACGGTATTCTATTTCCTTGATTTCATATGCGCTGCTCGTATTCTGCAGTGACCACACAGTTCCTTTTTGTACCGCTGAAAACTCGTTTGTTTCTGCCTCAAGACCCGTGGGGGCTTCAAGCGTAATCTGATTAGACGGCCCTCCTTCCTTACCCTCATTTACAGTAACAGAAGCAACAGTAAATTGTTTTATCTGGGATATGCGTGTTTCGTCAATCGTAGATTGAGGCACCCCACCAAAAGGCTCTGCTGGCGTCGCCGCCGCCGCCCCTCTCTTAGCCATAGCGGTAATCTCTTGAACAGACTTAGAAGCTCTTGGCACAATCAGCGTAAGCTTTTGGCCCACAACATCTTCAGCTACCCCCTCGTCTAAAGTGACAGTATAACTAGCATGATCAATGTCTACAATACGCCCCCCATAACGCTTCACATTTTTAAGCTGATCCTGAACCTTAATAACATCGCTTGGCCTTAAATAAGTAGCCTCGGTACCAGTACTAAATTGGAGGAGATCGCTTTCTGTTTGATTAGTAAATAAAAACCATTTTCCCAGCCTGTGGGCCTGCGAGCGGGAAGTACACCCAAGGGCAATAAGCTTTTTTTCTAAGTGCCCAAATTTTCTTATTCCTGCAGCGTCTTCCACATATTCTACCTTTGGTTTAAAGTTGTCGTGCTCGTCATTATAGCGCACTAAAACAGAAGTAAATCTAGTAGTTTTTGCTGTACCAGAATAATTAAAGACCCCCTCTTTCACGTTTGTGTTATTAAATAAAAGGACCGCCTCTCGAGTTTGATCGTTAGATACAAAAACAAACCCATTATTCCAATAAAGCATGCCCCTAAAAACAGCCGCTAAGTCATTTAAGGCGTTGTAGGCCTCCTGCTCCCTATCTAAGTATACATTGGTTGTAAACCTTGGCTCTAACAGCGGCTTTGTTGTCGTGTTGACTTGATCTATTGCGATTTGCCCTTGGGTTATCTCATTTCCCAGTGGATATTCTGTTGTATAATCATTGATGAATTGTTTAGCATTTCGAGTAATGCTGTCCGTCCCTAGAAGGGGGAAATTTTCATTAATATAATTCAAAAGCCACTGCCATGCGCCTACCGTCAGTACTGATTCTTTGCTGGCGTTGTATGTGTTTTTTAACCATTCTGTATTCCCTTCGGGGCCCGGCTCTACATATTTATTGAATATATACTCAGGAGAAATTTCCTTTAACAAACGAAACTGAAACTTTTCGCTTCCCGAAGTTGAGTCGTACCCCAGCTCCGCCAGCGCTATGCGCCTGCGAAACGCAAACGGGACATCAACATCTGCCCCCGTTTTTAATTTATACATAGAAACCGTGGCATTGTCTACAAAACCAGCACTCTCAAAGAATTGCTTCCCTCTCAAAGCTTCACTATCATCAACGGTAACAACACCCACTCCACCCACCTGTACAGTAAAATCTAACGGTGCGATTGCAGGCCTATAGCCTGTTTCTACCAATTGATCACAATATTTACCAATAGAATATAAATTCCACTTGTCCAAAACGCTCGCCCCGAAACCATATTTGCCCAACCCATACCTCGGATTTGTCACCAAATCGTAAAATATCCATGCAGGATTATTTGACCAATATTTATTTGCTGTCAGCTCTCCGGTCCAATTTCCCTCATACTCCCGCGCATTAGGGTCATAATTTACAGGAAGTTTAACCTTACCTAATTTCATATCAAAGGTTCTCTTTGGAACACTCGAAAATGCGCGCGCATCAACAATCGTACCCATAAGTGCAGAATGTGGATATGAAAGATTTCGCTTAACAACCTCGCTTAGGTAAGCCACCCCTCCGATTGATTGGTATCTTACCCAATCAGGCATCGGCTCCCTGTTCATATTAATCACCGAAACCTGCCTATCGCGCCCCCTTTCCGCCGTTGGTAATGGAAAATTATAAGATCTCACGTAAGGAGAGGTTGCCATGCCGGACATATTAGCGAATATATAAACCACCGACCCCCCGTCGTCGAGCATCTTGTTGTCGTCCACATACCCTATCCTTATTGCGAACGAGAGGCTACGGTCGCTCATATTCCCCTTTTCACTTGTAACCTGAAGCGCTTGCGCGGTTAAACCGACTTCCACATCGGTCACATTATCATTGGTAATGGTATGTTGATATTTAACGGATTGAAGGTCAAAAGCTTGCTCTATCCTAGCTGCCCACGCCGCTCCGTAGGCTAGCTCTCCCGATCCTCCTCGTGTACTAAAATAGGAAACCGAGTTGGCCCCCGCTCCTTCTATCCTCCATCCACCGACTTTAGTATGCTTCCTCTTATAAAATCGAACGTTGCCCGAATGAACCCCTTTTGCCTGTATGATTGGAATCGCTATTGCTTTATACGTTTGGCGGACATCTTCATTTATGTAAGCGTCCAGCATTCCTGAGGGCGTATCCTTATCCCATATTGCATAATAATTTTCTTCGTTAAACCCCGGTAACGTAATTGCAGCGGAAAAGGTTTGAGATGAGCTGCGCAAGGATAAAGCGGGATTTGTGCTCTTAGATAAAAGGGTTTGATTATCTGTGCCATATTTTATTTCTGCAAACGCTCTGGTGAAATTGAGAGTATTACTGTTGGTGTTTTTTACGGGAACATCATTAAAATAAATCCCCTTAAAGCCATCTTCGTTCAGCGCAATATCGTTCGTGAACTCTACTAAAGACCCATTGGCGTCACATAGTCCAGCAATCTCTCCTTCACTAATTAAATCTATAGCTTTATAAATACTCACCGACTCCAAGCTAGTGGCGTCGGGATCAACATTTGGTATAATTCTCTGATCTGTAAATTCGTTGTGGTAAAACTGCTGAAGATCGGACATCGTTTCCACACTTTCTTTGGGCTCCGGATTTTGGGTAGGCTCCACCGCGTCTGTTACCACTACGACATCTTCTCCTCCTACCGTCACGGGGTTCTCCTTCAACGTAGTTACAGTAGTAACCCCGCTATCGTCCGCGTCCCCAATGCTCTCAGAAGGAATTTGAACGTCAGAGCCAATATAGTCCGTATCCGGCTTAATAATACCCTCCTCCGTACTTCCTTCGTTCGGGCTCCCCGGCTGTACTTTTCCCGCCCCGCCGCCTACCTCTGTACCATCCTCCTTTACGGTATTATTCTCAGGAATCCACCTCTCAGCTCCATCTATTACTGTCCAGCCCATAATCAGTTCTCCCAACGGTGAGTAGCCATCATGGCCCCCCCTTTCGCACCATCAGCCACCGCCCCTATTCCATAGACAGAAGGCGTCTCCCCTCCCTCTTCAAACTTCACTTTGTCCATACTCGATTTACCCACCGAAATAATCTTGCTTCCCGTACGTATCCTCCCATATCCCACCGGAACTACCTGTCCCTGTGACGCCACATTTTCCGCGCTCCCAAAAGCAAAAGAAGAAGTGTTAACAACATCCGGATCTCCGGGATCCATCAATTTCGTTATTAAAATACTAATTCCCATAGAAATCACAGCTTGTATAACAACATCAAGCACAAAGACAGCCGCCTCAAACGCAAATGTTTCAGCTGTTAGCCCAATTGCTTCTATAATTTTTGTAGCTATTGCGGTTGTAGATCCTGCTAAAACAGGTAAAATTTGAATCTCTGTGCCGCGAATATCCATAAAAAGAAAGTTTTCTTTTTCAACTTGCTCTCCGTCCACAAATATGGCAAAACAATTATTTTTATTTTTTAATAAAAAATTCTTTAACTTATGGGTGTTGTTCTCTAAAGCGCTGAATAGCTCTACAAAATTCCTGACATCTAGATTCCACTTTCTCCCAAGGAGAGATCCTAGCCAACCTTCTATTGTTAGTGTTGTCATTTTATGGGAGAAGGCGACTAGTCGCCATGAGTCCTCCTTCTTTGCTTTGAGCTACTGTCCCCGCAGTATCGAAAGTCGTTGCTACAAAATTATCATTGGAGAGATCCGTACTGCTCATAGACACTGAAATTATTTTACTTCCAACCAACAACCTCCCATAAGCTATAGGCACAGCGTCCCCCTGTGAGGATACATTTTCGGGGCCCATAAAAACATAACTACTCGTAGACCTACTTTCACCCTCACCGCCCCCCATAATAGACTCAACAAGCAAAGAGATACCATAAGAAATTAATGCATATCCACCAATAACAATAAGGGCCGCAATTGCAAACTGCACACCTTCGCCCGCTGCCGCATACCACGCCCAATAATCAGCTAAAAACTTAGTTACCGCTGCCACCGCCTTTATAAAAGCAGGCCAAAAAGCGACTCCTCCAGC